ATCAACATTGGGGTTGCTGCTGGTACTTACAATGTAGGTGGTACCGCACTCAATACCGTTAATGCGGGTGAAAAGGTTTTGATCCAAGTTAACCCACATGTTGTGGTTGTTGCTTAACAAATTAACTAATTAAGGATAAACATCATGGCAGATTTCGTATCGGGTAATGCCCAGTTTCCATCGGGAACAAACACATATATCCCAAGCTTTGACGCTACTGGTCAACTTGTGGTATCGTTCAGTCGCAATCCTAAAGACTTTGCGTTGAACAAGTATATCACCATCACCCCTGTTAAAAAGTCTTCAGGCTACTACCTGAAACTTAATGCAGAACAAGCTGGTCGTGTTGCGTACAGTGACCTTAAGGATCATGTATGGCATGATGGTAATGATGCTCCACACGGGGAGTGGAATAATGAAAAGTTTGAGTGGTTGAACTTCAATACCCAACGGTATGTGTTCCCATTCAGGTTAGGCTATAAAGCAGTTGATCAGGCTGATTGGAAGATCGTAGCTTCCTACTCTGCAATCAATGCACAACAGGCTATGACAGCGCGAGTTGTTAAAGTCTGGGATAAATTGCAGGGAGCGGTTGGTTCAGGTATCAATGATATCTCCACCATTAGCTGTATTGCTGCTTCTAACGCCTACACAGGTGGTACCGCTCTAATAGGTGGTGACTCCGGTGACACTAACCAAGGCACATCTAAAGGGCCTGTTATCAAACAGGCACTCAATGCAGTGGCTAGAAAGATCAACAAGGACACCCTGGGTGCTTGTGGTCCTAAAGAGATGTGCATGATCATCAACCCAACCGTTGCTGATGCACTTAGCCGTTCTAAAGAACTCCACACCTACCTGAAAGAGTCCCCCGTGGCACTTGCTCAGATCCGTGGAGACTCCGACAGCATGAACGGTAAATATGGTTTACCTGACAAGTTGTACGGTTATGACATCATCATCGAAGATGTTGTAAAAGTGTCCAACAAGAAGGGTGCTACCAGAGCAACCGACTATGTCTTGGGAGACAACGAGGCATGGATTCTTGCACGACCAGGTGATCTAGTTGGGTTTGAGGGTTCGCCTTCATTCTCCACCGTGCACTTGTTCGCATACGAAGAAATGACTGTTGAACAAAAGGACGATCCAGATAACAGGCGCATCAATGCTCGTATCGTAGAAGACTACGGTATCGAAGTTGTTGCACCTATTACTGCGTTCAAGTTCACCAATGTGGTGTCCTAATGGCACACGCAACTGTGCTTGATTTACTGGCTAGGTACGACCTCCGTAGAATTGGGGATCTAGTGCTAGACACTGATCAACGGGCTACGGAGGCCGAACTAACTGGAAATGGTTTAGCGGGGGTGGTCGTACAGACCGCCCTTTCTGACGCTTCGGGTATGATCAACAGTGCAATCCTTGCAGGTGAGCGATACCTGCTAGTGGACTTGCTAACAATGACAACCGACTCAAAAGCCTACCTCAACAGAATTTGTTGTGACATAGCTTACGGGCTACTGATATCCAGACGAGGGTACGGTGGTGCAGATCTAGACGCAATGACATCTAGGGCAAAAGAATCAGAAGCTGCGCTAGAGCAGTTTAGAAACGGTGACCGTGTTTTTGAGATTGAGAAAAATGAACAAGCCTCCATACCACAACAAGCGCAGGTTAGTCGAAAGATAAGCTTATTCTCAAACGAACTAGACCGATACTTCGGGATGAGACAATCAACAGCGAACGAACTATTTAACCCAAGGAGTTAACATGTCTAACTATGCTCAGATTATCACGACAGGACCAGCACATATATTTATTGGGCAGCGTACACTTGCATCAATTGCAACACCAATAGCTACAAGCCTAGACACTTTTGAATACCTAGGCACATGTCAAAAAAGCCCTGAGATTAATATTGAAACACTCAAGGAGGAGGTGGTCAATGATATCGGTGGTGACACCCCGATATCCTTTGCGCACCAAGGCCAGGTTGGAACTGTTAAAGCACTACTTAACCGCTACGATGAGGCAATATATGCAAAGATTGCGGTAGGTTTGTACGGTAGTGGTTTAAACCGTGGTGAGATTACCCGTAATCAGATGGGTGTACTAGCACAGGGTATGCACTTCGACTTTGAGATCCTGTTCTACTTCCCCTTCCACCAGAGTTTTAACATACTCCCAGCTAACACAACCTCCCATCCTGAGGGTGTGCACTTCGTATCTGCGGTACCAGTGAAAGAGAAGCTTATGGAGATGGGCACCAGGGCTAGAACACTAGAGATTGAGTTTAAGTGTATTCCCAAGATGCAAATGAGCACTACCAACCTTGATTCTAATGGACTCCTTGGACCAACCTGTGTCCGTGAGTTTGTCTTGTACAAACATCTTAATGTCGTAACCGCAGCACTTAAAGGAAAGGTGAACTAATCATGGCAGCTAAAATTCAAGTAACGGGACCAGCGCATGTTTTTGTAGGACACAAACTAAGCCTACCCTCAGAAGCACTCTACCTAGGCACCTGTGAGAAGTCCCCAGACTTCGAAACGGTGTTCAAATGGGGAGACATCAACAACGACATCGCGGGTGGTGCACCTATTGATTTAATTTTCAAGGGTATGGCATCTAAGCTGGATATTTTGCTGAGTAGGTTCAACGAGTCCAATGTACTCAACTTTGTTGGGAATGTAAACTCTAGGGCAATACGCGGTGGTACAAACGCAGTACCAACCTCACATCAACCTGGTATTACAGATAGTGGTCAGATTGGTTCACTCTCTGAGTACTCGCACTCCTCTGTAGCTAACTCAGGTTATTGGCTAGCTTTAATGTTTGAATTTGGAATGACAGCATCCCCAATAGACCCTGCAATTCCAAAGGGTTATTTCTTCCCATCCGTGTTCCCTAGTGAGTTCTCCTATGCACAAGGTGCAAAGTCCTCCTCAGGTGGAAACGGTTCACTTGGAACCAATGCCAAGAAGGTTGCACTGGGTATTGAGGCACACGCCTGTGTGGTGAAGCCTGGAGCTACCGGGGTGGGTGGTACTAATGCGGGTATGTCGGCACTAGGCGATTATATACTGCGCCTGTACTCCACAGACCCATCCGTGTTCGACTTCTCAGCTTTACCAGTATGTGAGTAAGAGGTGAGTCATGCCTGAACGACCTAACATGATTCCGATTGACCACAATAAGCCTAGGGTTGACCCCCTAGGCTTAAATGTTCCACCTAAACCAGAACCAGTTGAGAAAACAGGTAACACAGACCCTGCTAGATTTGAAAAACCTGCGCCACCAGAGTTAATCCGAGATCCTATAACGGGTATGTGGAAGGATGCACCTAAAGAGGTTGAGCCTAAAGATAAAAAAACTGACTGGAGTAAACTTCACCCACCTAACTGGAAGGGTGGCGTACCTGACGATAATACAAAATGGGCACCCCCACCTGAGAACAAACCAGATCCACGCCGTCCTAAACCTGAACCTATACCTCATTGGCAAGCTCCACCAAATGCTGCACCTACACCTAGCCCTGTTGCACCACCAGTTGAAGAAGCTCCTAAGACACCTGCTGAAGTGGTTCAAGAGCACAGGGCATCTAAGGAACCAATGTTCCCAAAACCATCTGGTGATATGCACCAAGAAGAAGGCTACTCTAAAAATGAGGTAGCACAACGCGCAATGCCTAGCTATCTGCACAAGCAGTTAATGAAACTAGGTGGTTATAGCCCTAACCCAGAACTGCGTGACAAGGCTAACAAAACTATTAGACAACAACAGGAAAAAGACTCAGAGGAGATGGGTGGTAGCCACTGGAGTAAAGAAGACATTGCTAAGTTAGAAGCTGGTAGGGACGAAGACCTACAAAAACTAGATGAGCGTGAGAACCTAATAGGTGATGATAATCCTGCACAAGAGATATTTGGTAAAGCTATAAAGGGACAAACCTCTAGGGTGAACCAACAATCCCATGATTCCCACCGTGCGGGTAATGGGCCAAGTTGGGAACCTAGAACTGCACCTGGGCTAATTATGGGTGGTGAAGCACCTAGAGGATTAAAAGGTGGACCCGGTCCAATAGGTGGGGCAATTGCAGCAGCTAGAACTATAGCCCAAGTACATAAGTGGTTAAAAAAAGATCCACCACCTGCTAAAGTACCCACTAAACCAGTAGAACCTGTAGAACCTAAACCTGTAGAACCTACTCCAGTAGAACCTGTACCTAATCCTAAGAAAGATGCATACGAACGCATAAAGAAAGAGAAGAAGGAAAGAAAAGAGCGGAGAGAAAAAGAGGACAAGGAAAAAGAACCTAATCCACTACCAGACCCGGTTAAAGTTCCACCAGTTCCTAATCCGCATAAACCCGTACCAAAAAAACCCAACCCTTACAAACCAGTTCCAAAGGTTCCAAACCCATTTAAAGAACCAGAACCTAGTGAACCCAATCCATTTGTACCAACCATACCAACAACACCTAAACCTGCAAGAAGGGTACACCCTAAACCTACAATACCTGATAGAAGGGTAGACCCAGTACCAGAACCAGTACCACCTGTGCCAGTACCAGACCCTGTCCCTAAACCAGTACCTAAGCCTAAAGAAGATACCACTAGCACAACTGAAACAGAGAACAAGAAGTCAGAAGGTCCACATACAGAGACTGAAACAGAAACCACTACAGACACTAAGACCGGACTAAAACCAGATACAAAACCACCTCCTAAAAAGGTTGAGACTGGGGAAAAAGAACCTAAACCTACTTCACCACAGAACATACCCGCACTAATGATGCCACAAGGTCATGTGCAATCCTTCCCTAGTATGATCACAGGTATTCCCACACACAGTGCGCCAAGCTTTGAAAAGACACACCTAGAGATCAACTACTACACCGAACTGGGGTTCTAATGGCGCAAGTAAAATCACCCGTAGCTGACATCCTAAAGTCTATTAAGACAGCTATTAAAACCAGCCTAAACATCACCAACGACACCATTGTAAAAATTGTGGCTAGGGATGACCTACCTGTGTACTCCGGTGATTACGACATCTTAATTAAGGCTAACCTACCCTTCCCAGTGGATGAGTTTGTATCAGGTGCGGGACGCAACGCGAGTGTAGTCCTACGCACCATCACCATTGTAATTCGCACTAGGCTAGGGTTTGATCGCAGTGATTCTGATGAACGCCTATTATTAGATCCGGTGTTTGGTCACCTTCTACGAGAGGAGCAGATATTAAAATGTCTCCACCTAAAGTTTTTGACTAACACAGCAGGGAACACAATTTCTATTGAGCCTATGCGATTGAGTGAACCTAACTCAGCCTGGGGTGAGATTGCACATTACAACAAGGAAGACACGGATAAGTCCTCCCAACGACAAATTGCTAGAAGCTTTTTAAACTTCGAAGTCAAATACATAATGGATGTTCCTAATGAGTAACTCAGCAAATTACTTAGAGTACGGTCCAATTAAAATTAACCTTGTACAAGTAAAAGAGTACAAGAGAGAACCTATGTATGCTGACAAGGAACAAACACACTACCTCTACACTAGGCACACACTGAGCATTGATGGTGTGATTGCACAAGACAACGAGGTAAATCTTAAAACCTTTGAGGTGGCAAATGATGCCATCGAGGTCGATGTCATCATC